GTGGGCTAGTCATTGCCGGCGGGAGGGGGTGTGGATGATGGGGCGGAGCCCCAGAAGCCATGACTTCAACAACCGGCACAATAATATACTCTAGGCCCCTCCCATCAAGTGGAGGGTCGGGGAACGAGTGCATCCTCTCGCGTCTGATGTGCTACCGGATCGGGACCACACTGAACGCCGGCCCTCCACAGGTGATAAAGATGAATGAAGAAAAAGAAATGATATGCAAGAAGTCGGAGACACGCGCCGGACACGATCTAGTATGGACGAATCAAATCGTCTACTCTAACGGCGGACCGCAACAATACTGCAAGCGTTGCGGAAAGGCATTCTACTACGGCGAGAGTGGTGATTGAATGAAGAAATGTTGCTTGCGCCATTTGTATCGAGTCTGCCCTGATTGTGGATGGGATTCAATCAAGAGAAGGAAGGTGGTTGAATGAAGCCCATAGACGACACTCCACGCAGTTCAAGGACGTTTGAGGTGACTATCCCCTGCCCGCACTGCCGCAGGCTCCTAGACGTGTTCCTGAAGGAGGCGAGTTGATGTCCCTGAGTGACTGCGAGTGCGGGGATAACCTCAACCTCGATCAAATGGATTTGGAGTTCGACGGATGCACTGTATACTGGACTGTCATCTGTCTTCGCTGTGAAGCGACGGATCGGTTCATGGCCGACATCACGAATCAAAGATACTACGAGGATGATTGAAATGCACCTAATCTCAGCGACCCTCGATGACGAAGCGCATCGCATCTACAAATCATGGCCTCCCCGAGGGAAGAGTTCGGAGATTCGTTACGCAATCAAGTTCACCGAGGATAACGGACCGGCGAACAGAGTCGGACTAGCAGCGCAGTTGAGACAGTCGAAGAAGACCGTCCAATTTCTTCAAGAACATATCCTCGCCGTGGCTAACGGCGAAGAACCCCCAGAGTCCGCATCGATGATGGATCTACGTCTATTCGGGACCGATGGCCCCAAATCGTAGTCGCTACCCCCCTACTTGAAGGGTCATTTTCATGGTTCTTGAGGGGTTAAACCGAACATAGAGAGGATTTGAGCCGTGATTGGGCTTGAAAGCCCGAAGATACCGACAGTCGCACCGGCTGCGATGGCCTGTTCTCGCTGCGTGGTGAATGCGTCGATGGCATCGGCCACGCTTGCGTCACTGGTCAACATGGCAGTTAGGAAGGTGAAGGTCACACCAGTGACACCGACAGCGGCGAGAATGGTCAGGAAGACAATCATCCCTGTCACGTCGTTCATCAAAGTCACTATCGGAGTCATTATCCGATTCATCTGATAGGCACCGATTGCCGAACTGAACATTTCACGTTCATAATCTTGTAGAGAGAATCTCAACTCAAAAACCTGATCACTGGGTTTCTTAGCCATCAAAGCACCCCGGTTATGGAGTCCCAGAGTTGTTGTCCCATGCCCCCACCGAGGATCCATCCGAGAAGAAAAGCAGCCCCATAATCCGTGAGCATGTCCTTTGCCTTGTCGCTGAGTTCACTCATCGGGCATCACCGGCCAGTGATCGGCGGCGTCGTTACTCTCGGCATGATCCTGGGGGAGATCGCGCAGCGCCTGTCGGTACTCCTTCCAAGGGGTCGACAAGACGACGTCCTTCAGCGCACGCCAGTCGGACTGCTTCAGGAGGTTGTTTCGATGGTGGCGGATCTCGGACCATTCGACATCGCGGTACGTCACCGTGGCGACTCCCTGCTTGTCGTAGTTGGTGAATCTCCGTTCCATCAGAAATCCATCCAAACATGCAGGCGGGGGTTGCCGCCTTGACCTGTGCCGCCGATATCGGTAGTGGCGGCGACGTCGGCGGGGGCTGAGGTAGTCGCCGCTTGGCCCTCGATCCCAATCTCTTGAAGGCCAGTGGCGCTCACTACATTGTCCGGCGCTATGGATGCACACTCAGTGCCCACTCCGGTGATGAGAACCGGATTCTCGGTTCCCGATTTGTTATAGGAGTAGTAGTACTGTACTCCTTTTTCAAAGGTCAAACTTCCAGTGGATGCCTCGGTGAAGGAGGTCACGCGAATCGCTCCGGTGCTGTCGGTGCTAATTGTTGCGAAGCCCATCATATCTGATGGGTAGCCTTCGTCGCTCGATTCATAAAATCCAATGTATAGATTCTGACTGCTTGTTTCTGTACTGACATAGATCGAGACACCCGCCGGGGCTGCGGTCTGAGGGGCGATGAAGGGATTGAAGAATTGAATCTCACTGGTCAGGTTCAGAGCAACGTTCGCCCCTCCTACGGTACCTGCCCACAGGGTAGCGATATTCCAATACTTGAAATTGCCAGTAGGACCGCAAACCGCAGAGGGCACTTGATACGCCTGTTCACCTCCACCAGACAACCACCCGTCGAAACTTCCCTTCGTTACCATGCGCGCGAAAGCGACGAGACAAATTCTTCTTAGTTCATCTTCATTCTGTTCTTCTATGGCTATGGGGTCGGCTACATCTGCGAGAGTATCAGCAGAGACAGTCTGAAGGTCTTGGTTCTGCAAAAGGGTGTAAACTCTAGGAGATCGCTTGATTGCATCGGGTAACGGCATCATAGCCACCCGTTGAAACTGCCCTTAGTGACCATGCGGGCGAAGGCAACGAGACAAAGCCTGCGGAGTTCATCTTCGTTGAGCATCTCGATACTGATGGGCTCTGCCACATCCGCGAGATTATCAGCGGTTAGATTCTCAAGCGTCGTATTCTTGAGGAGTTTGTAGACTCTAGGCGACTGAGCCGGGGCATCTGGGAGGGGCATCCTATCACTGAATCCGCTTGAGGCACCGGGCCACTATCTTTTCCACGGCTTCCATATCCTTAGTAGTGACTATATCGGGGCCACTGAATACCAGTTGATCGCCCATATACACTTTCTGAAACTTAGCCTTTGCTTCAAGGAGCCTCTTCCGGGCTTTCGCTTTTGTTAACTTCGCCATAGCCCTGCACCTCAGGCGGAAGTTTCGACAGCAGCGGTATAGTTGAGACTGATCTTAATTGCACAATCAGTGAAACCGGGGAAATGGTTTTCTGAATCTTGAGAGGCAAACGCTCCGGCTATGTTGCCGATGTTATTCTTGATCCACGCTCCGCCGGCGGAAGTAACCAGAGTCCCGTCGCCCGAGACGAACAAAGCCTGTGAGACGACCTCACCCGCGCCGCCCAGAGTATCGCCGATAGAATTGGATGTGATGGTGTCAACTAGGGATGTACTCGCGCCGCCTGACGGCGTTCCCTGAAAGACTCGGTGGCTTTGTCTGGTCACGCATAGAAGACTGGCGGTGCGATCCGCAGCAGTCTGGGCGTAAGCATACAACTTGTCGCCCGGTTGCAGCGTGACTGATGCGGTCGCGGGAAAATAAGAACCGCCTGCCATGCCTGCCTTCCCAATGTTAATGAAAGATATCGGTACTCCTTGGCGTTCGATGTAACAGTAGCCTGAGGCGTTTGCCACGCAGACATATCCGGCGACTACTGTTTTGTTGGGGCCGTAATCTCCTAGACTCTGGGCGGTAGTTGTCACCTCAGAATCTGTCAGGACCTCTTCCTTCGATCCTTCGGTTTGCGCGGTGTTCTGCATTGGAACGGTGGTTCCGTCAGAGAAATAGATGACGCCTGAGGCGAGTACATCGGCCATATCAACCAATCCTCACATTGAGGCCGAGGGGCTTGATCAACTTGTTCGCTTGATTAAATGGCTTCCTCATTATTTTCTTAAAAACCGAGGCTCCGATATTGAAGGAAATCGCGGCGAGGGCAGCGGGTACAGCATTGGTGCGGGCATTGGACATGATGGCTTCAAAACTCATCGAGGGCGCGTTCATTATGTCGGCTAGGCTGATCTGCGTCGCGCCGGTCATCGCGAGTTGTTGAGTTCCTCGACCTAGTCCGGGGTCCATTCCTATCGTTCTGCTGTAGCCGATGTCGTAGGCCCCGCCGAGGGCTTCAATCGGTCCCGATCCTAAAGTCGCATTGGTGATTATGGCCAGATTGCCATACGCGACTCCCATGTCATACAGATTCAGAGCCGGCTTCCTTCGGCGTCGAGTTGCCTTCTTGCGTCGGGCCATATCGCAAGGGAAGCAAAACCTCGGTTATAATTCTATCTTTACGGTTTTTCAATGAATTGTCCGTCTGT